GGCCAAACAGCATGTGAGACGTGTCACACGTGCATTCCTCAAAGAAATGAGAACGGAAGCTCAAAAGTTGGAACCGGTTCCCCCAATGACAGATGAAGAATTTTTATCAACATGTCGGGGGCGCCAGCGACGCTGCTACGAGCAAGCCGTGGAATCTCTAAAGGAGATGCCCTTCGAGGATCGCGATGCACGCGTGAACCTGTTCGTCAAACAGGAGCATGTCAAAAACATCCCGCGCGCGATTCAATCGCGTGGACCTAGGTATCATGTTACCTTAGGGAAATACATCAAACAAAAACTCGAGCACCGGGTGATGGACTCTCTTAATAATATATTTGATCGAAGTGGGGAGACTCAATCCATCGCCAAGGGCCTGAACTTAAACCAATGGGCTACGAACATTCATAAGAAATGGCACAGGTTCAAACAACCAATAGCAATTTCCTTGGATGTCAGTCGCTTTGACCAGCACATAAACATCAATTTACTACAACTTGAGCATCAGATAGAGCAATTCTTTTCAACCGGTGAAGGTGCCGGAATGCCTGGATTAGAAGACCTCTTGGATCTCCAGTTGTTAAACAAGGGCAAATACAAAGGAAAGGACGGTGTGGTTAGCTATACCGTATTAGGCGGGCGAATGTCGGGAGACATGAATACCTCGCTAGGCAACGTCCTTGTCATGTGCATGTTACTCTATAGTTACCTGACTCCGTTAGGTATACAATTTGAAATTTTTGACAATGGGGATGACTGCGTCGTAATCATAAATGCTGAAGATTATGGCAAAGTTATTGACCAGATAGAGCATTGGTTTTTGGAGTGCGGTATCACTCTGAAAATAGAAGGAATTGCATCGACAATTACTGACATAGAATTCTGTCAACACAAGATCTTTTATGTGGACGGGGAACCGAAAATGACCCCAATGCCGGGACGGCGACTCTACAATGATTTGACTACAGATAAGCAAATCTCCAGCAGGCGTATGTGGGAGAAGTGGCTTGGAGCAGTCGCAGGTGGGGGCGCCG